TGGCTTCACCAGCAGACAAGAAAGTTTCTAACTTAATAGTAACACCTTTAAGTTTAACCTCTACAACATGATCCCCTAAGCGATCAATTGTAATGTGTCCGGGTTGCTTGTTCATCTTCTGCTTTAAACCCTGACCACCTTGCATACGAACAGATGCTTCCCACAAACGATTCTCAGCTAAGACAACAGACAAAGCAAAGTTCTGTTCTTCCGGAGTCCATTGTGCTTTATACTTATCTAGTGTTACCTTATGCTCAACACCGTTACGCATACCGTCAATCAGTTGTTCATGTACCTTAACTAATTGTGCGTCACTTAGGTTACGCATAGCAGGTACAACAGCATTAGGTTTATCTTTAGCAGATAGATTAAATGCCCAACCAATCTTGTTACCGACATAGGTTTGAACAGAGTCTCTTCCTGTTAGAATGTCACGTAGCAAGGATTCACGCATGTGGTCAGCCTTCTGTATGAAGTCAGCCATATATGTGAAGTGCTTGTTATCTCGCATCAACTGTGGTAGCTGTGCTGTGAATACATGTGAAAAGATATTAACAGAACCACTTTTAACAGCACTAACCATACCCTCAGCAGTATGTTTCTTTACAAAGTCCATACCTTTAACTCGTGGCGCTGCGCCATCACTAGCAGCAATCATTGCCTCACCATGAAATACAACCTCTTCTAAAGCAGTACGCTCCTTACCCTTCAATCCTAGCATGTCCTTAATGGCATTAGTCAATCTAGCCATCACACTAGAACCAGTCATACGCAAGTTACGTAGTCCGGCTTGAGCATTTAGATCCGTCATACCATGTGTAACTAACTCTCTAGGATTCTCCATCATAGCTGCTAATTTATCTTTACCCATATTACGTTCAAGGATAGACATAAATTCCTTGTTACTTTTAATGGTATTATATAAATTGTTTATAGCAGAGGCAGACTTTGCTTGTTCAGCAGAGAGTGGTTTGCCCTGTTCAAATCGAAATAGTACCTTATTGACAGCACTATGAACAGCTTCGTGTATTACATTAATAGGGTTAATACTCTTAGGATCGTTAAAACTAATCTTACCTGTATAGTTATTATACCCAGCTTCACCCTCAATCTTAGGATTAATAAACAAGTCTGAACGAGCTACTAAAGGATTCTCTAATAACTTGTTAGCAAGGTGTCCTAGATAGGCATGATTAGCGTAAGGAGAGTTCTTAATATTGTTAGCAACAAACTCAAGACCACCACGAACACCACCACTTTCCATAGATTTAACTAAGTCAGTAGCCTTATCCCAAACAGGTTGTTCTACATCAAACGCTTTTACAGGATCAACAGGAGCTTTTCGTCTAGCAATTTCTTCCTTGACAGACTTATGTTCATCTGCTATTTTATTAATTAAATCACTTATATTATTAATATGATCTTCGTTACCACTACGTACAGCATCTTGTAATTGTTTGTTTAAGTTATCTAGTTTAGTTACACGATTACTATCCATATTCTTTAATACATCATTAGAATATCTTGTTAGATTTTGATTACCAAACTCTTCATGTACAATGTTACGATCTTTAAGTGTTGTTGTTTGTTGGTTTGTTTCTGTCCAACCCTTAGTACCTTCATCAAATGCTCTCATTAAAGCATCAAGTTCTGGATCTTCTCCAGCTTTAGGTAAATCTCTAGGAGGCTCTACATCTTTCTCTGCTTTTTTTGCAGCAAAGAATTCCTTACGAACATCTTCTACTTCCTTAGCAACATGCTTTGCCGTTGCATAATCACCTTTAGCAATTAATTGTTTGTGTAATGCCTCACGACCACGTAAGTCAGCAGCAATGTCAGAAACGCTCCGTGTTGGATTTAATTCCTCTGGGGTTACTCTGGTATCGACTGGAGGCTGTTCGTCGATTCTAGGTGGCTCTACGACAGTCTCAGGTACACTCTGAACAGGTTCTGTTGCCTTCTTTCTACCTAATTCAATCTCAAGAGTCTCAACCATCTTGTTTAGATGATTTACATCATTAAGTTTATCAAGATAAAACTGTGAGGTCTTGTCTTTAACACCAGCAAGTTCCTTCTGTACCTCTCTAAGCAAAGTGCTGTAGGAAGTTAAAGAAGTCTCAATCATCTTTGTAGGATCAGGAGCATTCTCAGTTTCATTCCTACCCATAGCTTTATCTAGCTTAAGGTTCTTTGTCTCCGTAGGAGTTGCATTAGGTTTTCCATTAGGAAGCATACCAAAACCAGCACCAAGAATACCAGATAGAGCCATAGTCTCTGGTGTATTCTCAAACTGCTGTTTCATTTCTTTGGTATCGGATACACCTTGAATAGCCTCACGTACTGCGACATCCTGAGCTACGTTACCAGCAGCACCAGAAACCATACGCTTAAGCAAGTTACCTTGCATACCAGCAGGAAGAGCTACACCAGCAACATTACCTAGTGTATCTAACAGAGTAGCTTTCTGTGCAGCATCAACAGACTCACCAGCATCAATAGCTTTAACGCCAGTATCGGCAGAAGAGAATGGCATAGCAAGCATTTGAGCAGGAAGTGTTGCAACCATACCACCCAGCTTACCACCAAAAGATTGTTCAGCATCTTTAGGTGTCCAGTATTCATCCATACTCTTTGTTACATCTTGCATAGTCTCATAGACTTTACCTTGTGCTTCATCAGCACCAAGCAAACCTAGAGCACCACCACCGAGCAAACCGGCAGCACGTACAACAGGTGTAGCAGCAGCGTTAAGACTAATACCAATATCTTCTAGTGCTGTAGTATTACGTTTCTTAGGGGAAACCGTCTCCCAACCATTGACCTCTTCCCAACCATCATTTGATTTACCAACAGTTTCCCATTCAGACATTTACTACTCCTTTTTCTTTCTCTGTACTTTACCATCAACAACACGGTACTGATAGACAGTAGGCTCATAAGCAATACCAGATGCCTCTACAGTAGCCTTTAGTGGATCAACAGTAGGTGTCTGTGTCTGTGCTGTAATACTACCACCACCTGTAACACGACTACGTAACTCAGCCCTAGATCGATTTAGATTATCAGTAACAGTAGCAAGTTCAGACTCAAGACTTGCTAGTGCCTTACGATTATCCTCATTCTTTACCATACCAGCAATACGTCTAGCTTCTGCAACCTGTTGTACCAACTTAGCGTGGACAGGTTCTAGTGTATTAATATCTGACTGCAATAGTTTATTATAACCATCCTGTCCAGCAGAAGCCCTACGCTCTGCGCTATACCGAGAGGCATCAGCAGCAATCCCCGCAACAGTGGTTGCCTTGTCAAACTCTGCTTGATTATTAAGTTGAGCAAGAGCAGTCTTACCAGCGAGTTCTGGTGTATTACCTAGACGAGATACTAGAGCAGCACGTTCTTTCTCCCACAAAGGTAACTGATTTGGTGCAGCAACATTACCAAAAGGATCAGCACCACCGGCAAGTACCTTATCAATATCAGCAATCTGTTTGGCAATATCAAGCTGTACTGTCTTAGCACTTTGCTCAATCGGTAATTGTTGTTTAATAAATGGCTGTAGTAACTGACCAACTTCGTTCTCACGTACAGCCTTATCATAACCAGCTTGCTTTGCTTGACCAAAACCAAATAACTGTTCAGGGGTATTCTGTACTTGTGCTTGAGCACCAGATAACTCCTTAACCATATTGTCAAACACAGTACCTTGATTAGCTAACTGTGCTTTTTCAATATCAAGTGGTTGCATCTGCTGTTCGCGTTGATTAAGGAGAAACTGTTTCAGAATCTCTTCTTGTGACATATCCTCAGCATTAGCAGCATTAAACCCATGATACAAACCACCAAGAGCAAACTCTGGTTTATAACCTGTAGAGATTTCTTGTAGTGCCATTATTATTGTCCTAAGCGTGCAGCCAATGCACGAAATTGTGCAATATCCTCGGCAGAAAGAGTCTTAGTATTAGTGTTCTGATTACCTTGTAACATTCTACCAATAGCAGAAGCATAACTGGCATTAGAATCACCCATAGCAGAGTTCTGATTAGCAGAGAGTAGTGCAGCAAGGTTACCCTGACTAGCTGACATACCAGCCCCGGCAGGGCTATACAATCCACTCCTATCAGCGATCATCTGTTGTTCCATATCCATCTGTGCCTTAGTCAGTTGTGGAGCAAGGGCAGCAGCCATCTGTACGTCGGAAGTACCACGCTGACGAGAGCCACGATTGGCTTGTGAGATTAGCTGATCTTGTAAAGTCTTGTACTGGGTATTAGCAGTAGGATTCTGACGGAAAGTATTAAGACGATCTTGTACCCCGGCTAGTTCCTGTTGATACCTTGCACGCTCACCAGCAAACGGATCTTGACGAGCAAGCATCTGTTGTGCAGTAGCTTGATTGCTTTGTCCTAGTTGTTGCTGTGACTTCTTTTCTTGCTGTGCGCCCCAGAGACTAGCAAGACCTTTAAGCATTTGGTTTGTATTCTGACCTTGGGCTTGTTGCCCTAGAACACCAGCACCACCCTTAAGGATAGAGCTTAAGGCATCAAGACCTTTTCCACCCATCTGCCCCCAATCCATACCACCACTAGGCATCTGATAATTACCACCACCACTAAAATCATAAGCCTGACCATTAGAGGTTAAACCAGATGCAAAGTTATCCATCTGAACAGGGTTTAGATTCTGTTGTTGTAAGTTAGACCAAAGATCATTCTGACCCATTTGGTTAATATCAGTTTCCATTTGACTAGGCTGATCCCAGAAATTGCTAGTATCCATAGTGTTATACTGTAGATCATTATTACCAATCTGATCGTAACCACCAGCATCACCAGAATTTCCATATGTGTTGTAGTCTGGTGCTGTGTATTCTGAATCATCCCAAGTTGCCATGTTATTTCCTTATAAAGAGCCTGTCCATTGTACACGACAAGCTGGTATAGTTACTGTGCCAGCGGTAGTACCCGGAACATCTGTTGAGTTTAGTGTGATTGAAGCTGCGCTTGACCAGATAGTGTGTCTAGTCTTAGCTCCCTTTGGTATCTTTAGTGTTGCTACAAAAACCACTTGGTCTTCAACACTATTAACAAGTTCTTTAGACCTAGCAGAGTACCTTAAGATATTAAAACCAGATCCTGTATCTAATTCAGCATAAAAATATAACTTACGGTTACTACCAGCAGCATGAGCATTCATAGTCATTGCCATTGTATAAACACCACCATTTACAAATGTGAATTCACCTAAAGTAGTGTCGTAAGTAATACCTGAAGTAGCTACTGTAGTCATTGCAGCAGGAGCAAACAGAGTAGGGGTAGTTGGTAACACAGTACCAGAAGTACGTAGTTCAATGTCTAACTCATTACTCATAGCTGAATGTTGATCTAGTTTTAAATGATAATGCTCACCTGCTGTACCACCTTGAATACCCTGTAAGGAGTCATGTGCTCTTGTAGCAATGTCTGTGATGTTAGAACCAGCAAAGTTAATAACATACCAAGGAACAGAACCGTTAGTAGAGATATAGTTTCGTAGTTGTCTATACCACTCTAACCAAGTGAACGATCCCGGAGCATCGTTGATTGGTGGTGGTGGTAATCCTGTGGAAGCCATTAGGAAATCCCCGTGTCGTAAGTAACCTCTAGTGCCTCTAGGCGCAGCGGTTTGTTATCAGCATGTCTAATCCTGAATGCTCTTCGACGAAAGGAACCTAGCTGTTGCGTAGCAGGATAGCCATCAGTAAGATCAATCGTTCTATCTGTAGCCCAAGTAAGGTAATCATCGTTACTCCAAGACAATTGTACCACATTAGAGGTTGAATAGCTATCACCAACAACCATAGCACTAGGCATAAACTTTCTGACATAAGTATCCATGTCATACTTGTTAGTAACAATCTCACAAGAGATAGGATTACCCTCATCTTGACAAACTGTTGGATCTAGCGTTACAATATTTCCATTAGTAAAGCTAAGTAGCTTGATCTTACCTGACTGATTATCAGCAGCATGTCCATAACCAAACATGTTGTTAGTATAAGCAACAGTTGATGAAGACCACTCATGCCACATCTTTTCATCTAGGTCATAAACAAATGTACGATTAACTGTAGTTAGGTTTAAGACAAAGAACATGTGACCCATTGTGCGAAGACCATAACCATGACAGTCAGACATATCTACTTCTGCATCAATAATACGTTCAATGTATTCATCAGAGATTTTCTTAGGCTGAAAACCTTCGATAACCCACACTGCCCTACCACCAGACTCAGACTGCCCAACAAAGATACAGAAGCGTTCATTCTGATAAACACAGTAAGGTGCAGCAATACCAATCTGAATAACACCGCCATCATTACGACTTAATGGAGAACCGCTAGCATTAGCAGCATCATACCAGAACTCAGTTGAAGCAGAACCAAAGACAACTACCTGATTGTTTTGTCTTGCTAAAGACTTAATAGGGTCTGGAAACATCTCAGCAGTTAGATAGTCAGTAGCTAACCAAGAGAACGGATCATCCACAACACAGGTATAAACATCACTACCCTTTGCTACAAGAATGTACCCATCAATAAAGGTTGTAACTGGAACATGTGGTGTAGGGAAATCAGCAGCAGTTACCTTTGTTGCTGTTAAGTCAGTTTTAATTACATAAGCCTCAATACCATCACAGATAAATAGATAGTCACCAATAGACCGCGAGTTACCTAGTGTAGCTCCGACAGAAGGAGTAGTTGTAGTCCATGTGATTTTCACTATAGGATTAGTACCATTCTCATCTACTTGATAAGTTGTATTACCAACAGTGGCATACCACTTACCATTGAAGAACATAATGCTACGCCCCTCTGCTGGAGACAAGTCTGTTAGCAGTGAAACTCCGGGGCGTTTGTTAGATGTTATCTTTGTGTTTTCTAATTGCTCAACCTTGCGAGTTTCAGGAAACATATTAACAAAGCGTTGGTCTTTGCCTACAGTCGCATCACGGTTGGAGTAAGCACCAACAATGGGAATCCTTACCCGCTGTCGTGCTACCCCCTTCTGACTTTGTTGTTGTGCCATTACTTAGCCTTTAACTTTTGTTTGTTGTATAGAGTATTGGCAAGACCTCCAGCAGAAGTACCAACCTTATTCATCTGTTTCACTAGTTGTGGGGTAGATCCCTTTGGAGCAAAGATGTTACCAAGACTTGCCATACCACCTTGAATAGCAGCTTGTCCCATATTAGCACCAAACTTATTATTCATTAGTAGATTAGCTAAACCTTGACCACCAACACTTCCAGTGACATTTGATACAATATTTCCAATATCTGCATTTCCTGTCATATCTCCAACATACCCACCAAAGAGTTTAGATAGTTCACCACCTACACCACCAGCAAGACCTCCAATACCACCACGTAACGTACTTTGTAATACATTCCCACCAGACATACCAGCAGAGACACCACTACTGATTGCTTTACTTAGCGCAGCATCTGCTAGGGTAGCCGTTCCACCAGATAAACCTAAAGAAGTTGTACTTAGGGATGGTAAGGTTACACCAGCATTACCAGCAGCGTTGCCAGCCAGTCCTGCCCAACTTGTACCAAGACCCGGAAGAACAATACCACCGATGATAGAAGCAACTGTACCAATACCTTTTAAGTCGTCTAACCATGCTTCTCTACCACCCATATTGTGTATTGAGTTGTATCCAGCAGATGGTGTGTAGTAGATAGTATCACTACCTTTACTCCAAGTATCGGCTGGATAGCTACCTTTACCTGCAAATGTGCCGTATTTATAATCCCAACCATTGGTAGATTGTCCGGGAATAAATCCTGCTGATGCATACTTCTTCGCTTCATCAACTTTTGCAGCAAGGGCTTTTGACACAGAATCTGGGTGTGTTTGTCTTACTGATGGTGCTTGAATACTAGACCAAAGATAGTCATAGTTTTTAGCTGGTGCTGTTGGAGCAAATCTATAATTTTCTAAGTTTAAGTTGTTCTTAGCATATAGATTATCTTTAACCCTAGCAAGATTGTCAGTTACTTCCGGTGTATTTTTAATTGTATCTAACCCAAGGCTAGACGCTAAACCAAGATCTTTAAAACCTTGTTGTCCTAAGTAAGAATCTACACCTGATTTTTGTGTGAAATCAAAGTCTTTGTAATACGTATTCTTACCAAAGATTGTTGGTAGGTCAAATCCAGCAGCTTGGTATCCGGGATCTTCTTGACCAGCAGCTAACTTGTAACCAGAGTCTTTGAAGATCTTGTCAGCACCTTGCTCAGTATATGGATTAACATCCCCATAAAAACCTTGCTGTGTTTTACCAGCTTCTTGATAATTCCCCATAAAGGGTTTCATGTATGAAGCTGTCTCAGTATCCATATTAGGAACATAGGCAGAGTTCACTTCATTGAAACCAGCACCACGAAAACCTGATGCTTGTCTAGATGCCCAATCAACACTTGGATCAGTAGAAGCAACTTGACTGGGAGCACTACGCATTGCGCGCTGGCGCTCTTGTTGGCTCTGCCCTATGGTACTCTGTAGGGTCTTGTTGTATTGTTCAGCTAAGCTCGATTCTAGGCCCATTACCAGCCCCTAAAGTCACGTTGGAAATATAAACTCCCTTCCTCAGTACCAAAGTCAAGGGCTTCTTTTTTGATTATCGACATCTCCTGCCACAGCACTTTGCGATCAGCAGCAGGGATACCATACTCAGGAGCAAGGCGTGTAGCAAGACCATAGGTGATTGCATCATACCATTCCTGCGGAAAGTCTGGATTATCCGTACTTGCATCAAAGTCCTCAAACGGGCGTTGATAAAAGATAGTGATAGTGTTAGCTGCTTGTTCTACTGTACTAGGTACAGGGAACACAGACAAGATACCGTAATCTCTTTGTGGGTTGTAGTATGCCTGAATTGGGTTTCCGGCAGAAGTCTTGTTACCTAACATATTGTATTCTTGTTTTGTAAGTAACCGCATTGGAATATCAATATTACCAGTGATGCTGTGGTTGTACGCTTGTTGTACTTTAAGTGGTTTAGGTATGTTAACTGCTTTACCTAGACCAATCTCATAGTCCTTTGTACCAGC